GGCATCGCGCGGGCGCGAGCCAAAAAAAAACGCCCGCCACGCACAAGGCATGACGGGCGAAGAGGGCAGGGTCAATCAATGTATTCTTGATAACTGAACTGCGCGTGAATTTCTCGGGGCATGATGTGGTTGTTGTCTTCGCGAAAGTGCGCGAGTTTCTCTTCGCACTCGGAATACTCGCACATGACTTTTGCAAGTACGCGCCTTTGTGCGCGATCTTTCGCCCCGCCAGTAACGGCTTGCGACACAGTAACAAAAGTAAAGAACACCAACTCACCGATTAAGATATTGCTCATAAGAATCTCCAATAAAGAAAGAATAGGGAAGAGCCCGCCATGCTCATAACATGGCGGGCAGTGAATTAGCCGAGTGCTAACATGGCTTGCGTCAATTTCTGATCAGCATCAAGAGTGCCAGCCTTAGCCAATTCCTTGGCGCGGGCAATGATCTTGTCGCGAATTGCTTTGCGACCGACTTCTTCAGCATCGAGCAGAGGTTTCTCGCGACGCTCGATCTCCTTGGCAATAGTTTGCGCCTTAGCGATCGACTTAGTGTCACCCTTGGCAAGTAACTCTGCTTTCTCTTCGATCAACTCACCGTCAGACTTGGCTTCGAACGCCTTGGCTTGCTCAGCCCGCTTCTTCGCCATACGCTCGGCAGACTCAGAGGTTGCCTTGGGTCGCTCGAACCCGCACGAAGTGCCGATACGATTGATCGCCCGCTCCCACGACTTGCCAGCCGCGTCATCGGTAGGCGCGCCCTTATCACGACAGCCATTGACGAACAGCGCGCGAACTGTCTTAAACTCAGGGTAAGCCAAGCCCTTGACCAGATCGAACAGCGCGACGTCACAAGAAGCCAATGAACGCTCAGCGCGAATCTTGGCATCCTCAGCAGTCCAATAGTCACGACCCAACTGCTCGATCGTCTCCACAAAGACAGCATCGATAGGTGAGCCATTGAACAACTGAACATTGTCAGCCACAACCGCCACAGCGGAATTGATAGTTTTTTGCATTTTGATTCTCCAAGTAAAGGACAGGCAATATCGCCACCGCACAATCAGACATTGATGTTCCTTTGTGCGCGTCGACCGAGGAGTTAGCATCTCCCCAACCGATAACTCTATTGTAAAGATATGGTAGAGATTAGGGGGAAACCGCACAGCGTCAACCAATACTATCGAGCCAAAAAAATTTCGACCTTTCTCCGACTACATAGTAGAAAATCGAAACGACTTTCTCCGACCACACCCCCTTACGAAAAAAATTTCGCTCCGAGGAGACCTGGGGCACCCCCCAATTCGCGCCGGAAGGAGTCCCAGGACCATACACAGTGTTTTGCACAGTGGATGAGCAATTTTTATAATTCACCCCCCCGGCTATCAAATGCTTCTCTATAGGGGGAGGGGGGTATATTTTTATCCAACACTTATCATTCATGCTGCTATGCAAAAGACCCCCCGTCAAGGGGACCCAAACGTCATGTATAGAAAACGCCATATTTTGTACATAAGAAGTTTGACGTGTATAAATTTTGTGGTACATTCCCGCAAACAACGGAGTGCCCCTTTTCCTCCATGACACTACAACTTAATCCTGATAAGACGGTTCCTTACCCCACAAGTCTGGAGCCCGAGGTCGCTTCTACTCTGCACGAGAACATGCAGATCGCGGCGAACACGGCGTCTCTTCTCAAAGGATTGGGTGCCCACGTAGACGATGACCCCGAAGCGGAAGCAAAAGCGGGCGAGGTCTTCAAAACATTCAATGAGTTGATCGTCGACCAATACGAGAAGGCTATGACTGCTGACGCCCCGCCAAAGCGCGGGCGAGGCAGGCCGCGCAAAGAAGTAACCGCACAGGACAAAAACCCGCAGACTCTGTACTCCCTGCCCGTCGCGGACCGCATAGGCAACATGTTGCGCGAGTACGACAATGAGTTTGTGGCTGATGCCTCTCAACTCAGGTTAGTGGTCACTAACAAACTGCTGGACTTGGCTTCGTGCGGCGACCCTAAGATAGAAATAAAAGCAACAGAAATGTTAGGAAAGATCAGTGACGTCGGGCTGTTCTCTGAGAAAACCGAGATTACTGTTACATATAACAACGTCACCGATCTTGATCAGGCTATTAAAGATAAGGTGCGCAAGATGCTGCTCGGGCAAGGCGTAACTGACATTACTCCGATAGACATTGACCTCGACAAAGAGTTTGGCCCGCTAGAGATGATCGAAGAAGTTAAGCCCGCCAAGCTCGATGAGCCCGACTTGCCCGCTGAGGACAGCAATGCGGGATGAGACCCCCATACCTCCAATGGATGCAGAGCTCAAAGCTCTGATTGCCAACTTAGGAAAGCTGTCTCCAGCACAAAAAGCTGCTGTACTAGAGGATTTGAACAAGCGCGATGAGCTGTATGAGAAGCAACTTGCCCGCGATACGTTCATGGGGTTCGTTGCTAAGGTCTGGCCTGAGTTTATAGGCGGGCGACACCACAAGATAATGGCTAAAGCGTTCGAGAAAGCCATCAAAGGCGAGACAAAACGCTTGATTATCAACATGCCACCCCGCCATACCAAGTCAGAATTCGCTAGTTATCTACTTCCAGCGTGGTTTTTGGGTAAATTCCCTCATAAAAAGGTGATTCAGTGCTCGAATACGGCGGAATTGGCGGTTGGATTCGGTAGAAAAGTCCGAAATTTGGTGGATTCGGAGGCTTATAAGGACCTTTTCCCCAGTTTGGAGCTAAGAGCCGACTCAAAAGCTGCCGGAAGGTGGAATACGAGTAAGAATGGTGACTATTTTGCGATTGGTGTAGGCGGAACAGTTACAGGTAAGGGTGCTGACCTGCTTATTATTGACGATCCGCACTCAGAACAGGAAGCTGCGCTGGCTGCGACCAACCCGGATGTCTTTGATAAGGTCACGGAGTGGTATACGTCTGGGCCACGCCAGCGTCTCCAGCCGGGTGGTGTGATTATTGTCGTGATGACGCGTTGGGCCATGCGAGATTTGACGGGGCAGGTGCTCAAGGCGGCAGCAGCGCGGGGCGGGGACAAGTGGGATGTGATTGAGTTCCCTGCGATCATGCCTAGTGGTAAACCCTTATGGCCTGAGTTCTGGTCATTGGCAGAACTAGAAGCGCTCCGCGAGGAACTTCCTAATGCGAAGTGGCAAGCTCAGTATCAGCAGAACCCTGTAGGTAATGAGAGTGCGATTATCAAGAGAGATTGGTGGAAATGGTGGGAAGAAGACCATCCTCCGCAGTGTGAGTACATACTTCAGACGTGGGATACGGCGTTTGAGAAGACGAACAGGGCTGACTACTCCGCTGGCACGACGTGGGGAGTCTTCACTAATGATGAGGACAACGGGTCTAAGAATCTCATACTGTTGAACACGTACAGAAAGCGTGTTGAGTATCCGGACTTAAAGAGAGATGTGCTCCAAGAGTACAAGGACTATGAGCCGGATGGGGTTTTGATTGAGAAGAAGGCGACAGGCGCTCCACTTATTTATGAGTTGAGAGCGATGGGTATACCTGTACAAGAGTTCACTCCTAGTAAGGGACAAGATAAAATTTCCCGTTTAAACTCCGTATCAGACATAATTGCGTCCGGTAAGGTCTGGGTACCGCGTACTCGTTGGGCTGAAGAGCTTGTTGACGAGGTTGCTGCGTTCCCCTCTGGCGAGCATGACGACTTGGTTGACGCGACAACATTAGCGCTAATGAGATTTAGGGCAGGTGGGTTCTTGCGTTTGCCGACCGACGAGCCCGAAGAGATTCAATGGTTTAAAAGCCACCGCAGAGAGCGGTACTACACAGTATAAGGACACGATATGGCAACAGGGATGATGGACAGAGGCTTATACCAAGCACCTATGGGTTTAGATCAGGAAGCTGAAATGAACCCAAGTGGTATAGAAATCGAAATAGAAGACCCAGAAGAAGTAAATATCGGACTGGGTGATATAGAAATCCAACTCCGCCCTGAGAAAGAAACAGCAGAAACTTTTGATGCTAATCTTGCTGAGTACATGGACGACGGTGCGTTGTCTGGGCTGGCGAATGAGTTAATAGAAGATTTTGATAAAGACCAGATGGACCGCAGAGACTGGGTGAAGACCTATGTTGATGGGTTGAAGTTACTGGGTCTGCAGTACGAAGATAGAACAGAACCTTGGCAAGGCGCTTGTGGTGTGTTCCACCCCATGTTGACTGAGAGCGTGGTGCGCTTCCAGAGTGAAGCGATGATGGAGACCTTTCCCGCTATGGGCCCTGTCAAGACGCAGATCATCGGTGCGATTGACTTGCTCCGCGAAGAGGCTGCTGCCCGCGTGCGCGAGGACATGAACTATCAGTTGACAGAGGTGATGACTGAGTATCGCCCTGAGCACGAGAAGATGTTGTGGTCGTTGCCTATTACGGGCTCGGCGTTCAAAAAGGTGTACTTCGACCCTAGCAAGGGCCGTCAAGTTGCCATCTTCATCCCAGCGGAAGATATTGTTGTGCCTTACGGCGCGTCTTCCATAGAGGACGCTGAGCGTGTTACTCATGTGATGCGTAAGACTGAGAATGAGGTTGTTAAGTTACAAGAAGCTGGGTTCTATGCTGATGTAGATATTGGTGAGCCCGGTTATGAGTTAGATGACATTGAGAAGCAGAAGGCCGAAGAGCAAGGCATGAATGCGACTCAGGATGATCGCTACCGCATACTTGAGATGCATGTGAACTTGGACTTAACAGGGTTTGAGCACACTGATAAGAAAGGTCGTGAGACGGGTATTGCGTTACCATACGTCGTGACTCTTGAGAAAGGGTCCCGCACTATTCTTGCTATTAGAAGGAATTGGTATGAAGACGACACCCTCCACACTAAGCGACAGCACTTCGTCCACTACCAATACATCCCCGGTTTTGGCTTCTATGGTTTCGGTCTTATCCACCTCATCGGAGGCTATGCGAAATCAGCAACGATGCTTATCCGCCAACTTGTTGACGCGGGCACTTTATCTAATCTCCCCGGAGGACTTAAATCGCGAGGACTTCGGATTAAAGGTGATGACACCCCCATCCAACCCGGAGAGTTCCGCGACGTAGACGTTCCAAGTGGCAGTATCCGTGACAACATTCTGCCGCTCCCATACAAGGAGCCATCACAAGTATTGATGGCGCTGTTCCAGCAGATCGTGCAAGAAGGCCGTGCCTTTGCTTCATCTGGGGATATGAACGTCAGCGACATGAGCACCAACGCTCCTGTTGGCACAACACTAGCTCTGCTTGAGCGCACATTGAAGGTGATGACTGCTGTTCAAGCGCGTCTTCACTATGCCATGAAGCAGGAGTTCAAGTTACTCAAGGTGATCATTGCTGATTACACACCAGAAGAGTATGACTATGAGCCAGAAGACGCAGGTCGCAAGGCTAAGAAGTCTGACTATGACTCTACAGATGTGATCCCTGTTAGCGATCCAAACGCTGCGACTATGGCGCAGAAGATCGTGCAGTATCAAGCTGTACTTCAATTAGCACAAACAGCTCCGCAGTTGTACAACTTACCGCTTCTACACCGCCAGATGATTGAGGTGTTGGGCATCAAGAATGCTAACAAATTGGTCCCTGTTGAGGACGATCAAATACCGACTGATCCAGTACAAGAGAATCAGAACTTGTTAACTGGCAAACCGGTCAAGGCATTCATCGAGCAGAACCACGAAGCGCATATACAAGCGCACATGTCTGCTATACAGAACCCGAAGATTCAACAGTTGATGCAGATGAACCCACAAGCTCCAGCTATCATGGCGGCGGCTATGGCACATATCAACGAGCACATTGCGTTTGAGTACCGTAAACAAGTTGAGATGTCTATTGGCGCTCCACTCCCCGGTGAAGAGCAGAACAAGCACATTGCCCCAGAAGTTGCGGATCAGATTGCGATGGCTACGGCCCAAGCGTCACGACAGTTGCTCCAGCAAGCTCAACAACAGGCGGCGCAGCAACAAGCCCAGCAGCAGATGCAGGACCCAGTTGTTCAGATGCAGATGCAAGAGTTGCAGCTTAAGAAGCAGGACTTGGAGCTCAAAGCGCAGAAACAGCAGATTGATGCTGCGGCTAAAGCCGACCAGTTGGAGATTGAGAAGTCACGTATCGAAGCACAGATGCAGATAGCGGCTATGCAGGTCAGTGCCACAGCAGCCGCCAAACGTGATCAGATGGACAGGCAACAACAGACTGAAGGCGTGCGTATGGGGATTGATGCGGCTAAGCACAAAGCGCAGATGGCTGTGCAGATGGCGCAACGTCAATCGCAACAAAAGCAACAGCCTCCTAAGAAGAAGGAGAATAAGTGAGCAACCAAGCGTTCGGTTATCTAGCCAAGGAGATTGACAAAATCCGTGGCGATCAAATTACCTTTCTCGCTGGAGGAGGTGCGAAAGATTTTGCCGAGTATCGGCATGTCTGCGGGGTCATCCGGGGTCTGACTCATGCAGAACAACTTGTCAAAGACCTCGTGCAAAAACTGGAGTATTCTGATGAGTGAGTTTGATGTTTCCGCTGTGGACCTGTCCGGTATTCTTAACAAGAATAACGAAGACAAGGCAAAGCAGTTGCCCGATCCATCTACCTTCTATATGCTGACTGTCGTTCCCGAAGCGATGGAAGAGTATTCAGATAGTGAAGTTGGGTTGATCAAAGACAGTAAAACCATGTACTACGAAGAAGTGCTGACCCCAGTACTGTTTGTGGTGAAGATGGGCCCTGACTGTTATTCAGACACTACCCGCTTTCCAAGCGGAGCTAGTTGCAAAGTTGGCGACTTCGTTGTTGTCCGCCCCAATTCAGGCACCCGCTTGAAAATTCACGGTCGTGAGTTCCGCTTGATTGCGGATACCTCAGTCGAGGCCGTTGTCCAAGACCCGCGCGGAATTACCCGCGCTGCATAGGAGTAAAACATGCCATTACCAGAGTTTGAACTACCCGATCCTGATAAAGAGGATATTGCTGCTGAAGACGAAAAGTTTGAAGTAGAAATCGAAGACGATACCCCACCAGAAGACCGGCGTCGCAAGCCGATGAAGGAGCCGGTCGAAGACCCAACAGAAGACGAACTTGCTTCGTACGATGAGAAGGTACAGGCGCGTATCAAGAAGTTTACCCGTGGTTATCACGATGAACGCCGAGCAAAAGAGGAAGCCCTACGTGAACGCGAAGCGGCAGAAGCCTTTGCTAAACAAGTGTTTGAAGAAAACAAACGTCTTCAACAGCAACTAGCAACTGGTAGTAAAGCATTCATTGAACAGTCTCAAACTTCTGCGGACTTGGAATTGGCAAACGCCAAGAAAAAGTACAAAGAAGCTCACGAGATGGGTGATGTAGATGCTCTTGCTGACGCCCAAGCAGAAATTTCTAGAGCTACTTTGAAATTAGACAAAGCCCAAGGGCTGAAGCCGATAGAAGTAGAAGAGAAAGAATTTACCCCCGCAAAACCAGAAGGCCCGACAATTACCCCCCGCACCCAGAAGTGGGTCCAATCCAATAGTGATTGGTGGGGAGTAGACGAAGAGATGACTATGGCAGCGATGGGGCTTGACAAAAAGTTAGCTAAAGAGTATGGTTCAGACTATGTTGGTACTGAAGAGTACTTCAAAACCATAGATAAAACTATGCGCAAGAGATTCCCTGAGCATTTTGAAGATGCTGAGAGCTATGAGGAAGATACGCCGCCTCCAAAGAAAAGAGTATCAGAACCGGTCGATGAGGATGATGAACCCCCACGCCGTGCACAAAGAATCACTACTGTTGTGGCTTCGGCCTCACGTAGTACACCACCAAATCGCATTAAATTAAAAGCATCAGAAGCCGCCATTGCGCGTCGTCTTGGGGTGCCGATTGAAGAATATGCGAAACAGGTTGCACAACTTAAAAGAGGTTAAATATGGAACAGGTAAAAGCTGAAAAGCAAAATCGTTTGGCTCGTGAGTTAGACACACCAGTAACACGCGCACCGCGTCAAACTTCGTGGCAAGCTCCCGAAACCCTACCTTCACCTAATCCGCGTCCGGGAATTTCCCATCGCTGGGTAAGAACCAGCATGTTAGGTGTCCCCGACGTACAAAACATCTCTGGCAAGTTACGAGAAGGATATGAACCCGTGAAAGCGGAAGACTATCCTGAACTTAGTATGCACGCTTCTACTGAGGGTCGCTTTGCAGGAAGCATTGAAGCCCCCGGTTTGGTTCTCTGCAGTATCCCGACGGAGTTTTTGAGACAAAGAGAGGCTCACTTCTCTAATATCAATAAGTCCACGATGGAATCTGTAGATAACAACTTCATGAGAGACAGTGATCCACGGATGTCGAAGTTTTCCGAAAAATCGACAAAAGTGACATTTGGTTCTGGTACTTAAATTTTTAAAGGAGTCTTAAATGGCTTATCCCGTTGTTTCGGCCCCCTACGGCCTAAAGCCGATCAATCTGATCGGTGGTCAAGTATTTGCGGGTTCTACCCGTGAATATGCGATCCCTTACGGATATGCGACTAACATTTTCTATGGTGATATCGTTGGATTGACCCGTGGTAATGTGCAGCGCTTATCTGTGTCTACTGGTACTCTTGGTACTGTTACAGGTGTTTTCTTGGGCTGTTCTTATACAAACCCAACCACCAAACAAAAGCAATTTGCTCAATACTGGCCTGCTTCAACGCTAGCTGGTGACGCAGTTGCTATCGTTTGTGATGACCCTGACACAGTGTTCAAGGCTGTCGTTTGTTCTGCTACTACTGCTGTTGCTTCTGGCGCTCGCGCCATGATCGGTCAAAACTTGGCTATGATCAACAACACAGGTAATGTGAACACTGGCGACTCCGCTAACGCTTTGTTGGCTCCTAGTGATACACCCGCTACTACCGATGCGCTCCCAGTGCGTGTTTTGGGCTTAGTGCCTGACACCGTTGTGACCTTGGGTACTGCTACCTACACTAGCATCTCTACCGCTACTGTTACCTGCTCTGCTTTGCCTTTCGCATTGCCTGTTGGTACAGACGTTGGTTCACTTGCTGCTAATGGTCAGTACATCCCCTCGGGTTCGTTTGTTGATACAGCAGCTAATGCTGGCGCAACTTCGTTTATCTTGAACCAAGCCCCTATTACAGCTTTTGCTGCTAGTTCTACGCTTGTGTTTGCACAGTACCCAGAGTTGCTGGTTAAGTTGAACTTCGGTCAACACCAGTATTACGCTGCCACTAGCATTGCTTAAGGAGTAATTTAAAATGGCTATTTCACGCGCACAACTACTTAAAGAACTCCTTCCCGGCCTAAATGCTTTATTTGGCCTCGAGTACGCCCGTTATGGTGAGGAACATAAAGAGATTTATGAAACCGAAACCTCTGAGCGTTCATTCGAAGAGGAAACCAAACTGTCTGGCTTTTCTGCCGCACCAGTCAAAAACGAAGGTTCTGCCATCGCTTATGACAATGCTCAAGAGGCATGGACAACTCGCTACAACCACGAAACCATTGCTTTGGGTTTCTCAATCACTGAAGAAGCGATTGAAGATAACTTGTACGACAGCTTGTCTGCTCGCTACACCAAAGGTTTGGCTCGTGCTATGGCTTACACCAAGCAGATCAAAGCTGCTGCCGTGTTGAACAATGGCTTCTCTGCCGCTTATGTCGGTGGTGACGGTCAACCTTTGTTCTCTACAGCACATCCTTTGGTTTCTGGTGGCACCAACAGCAACACCCCATCTACCCAAACCGACTTGAACGAGACTTCCCTTGAAGCCGCCGTTATTCAAATCGCTGCTTGGACTGATGAGCGTGGACTGTTGATCGCTGCTAAGCCTAAGAAGTTGATCATTCCACCAGCACTGCAATTCGTTGCCACTCGTTTGTTAGAAACCAGCCTCCGCGTTGGAACTAACAACAACGACATCAACGCGATCAAGAATAATGGCGCAATCCCAGAGGGATATACCATTAACCACTACTTGACCGACACCAGCGCTTGGTTCTTGACAACTGACGTACCTAACGGTTTGAAGCACTTTATCCGTACTCCGCTGCAAAACAGCATGGACGGTGACTTCGATACCGGCAACGTGCGTTACAAGGCTCGTGAGCGTTACAGCTTCGGCTGGTCTGATCCTTTAGGCATGTTTGCCTCTTCAGGTTCATACTAAAAGAAAGGGGGTCACAAGCCCCCTTTTTTATTGACATCGTAGAAATATGGTGTATATTCCAAACATCTGGGTGATTGACTCTATCGGACTGCCCCAGCAGACGATGCAACGATTGATAGAGTTACTTTTGCATAAGGACTTTTGTCATGGCACGTTCCACATTTGAAGGCCCAATTCTTTCGGGCACACAGCGTTTTGGTAATTTTCGTAACGTAGGCTACGCAAGCCTCGTTCAATCAGCGACTTTAAACATCGCTAACACCACAGCAAACACTGCTGGCTTTGGTGGTTCTTCTGGTCAGTTTGTTGACTCAAACAACATTCCTAACGGCTTAACAACCGTTTACACACCCAGCACTTCTACTACATACACTGCAACCAGCATCCCTGCTGACTCTGCTACTGTGTATCGTGGCTTTGTGGCATATCTCCCAGCAGGTAGCCGCATCAATGACATCATCGTTGATATTGGTGTTATCACCACTTTCACAAGCGGTACTTTGACTTCTGTTCAAGTGTTGGTAAGCAATGACTACACCGCCGCTGCTGGTACTGCAACATACGCGCAGACTGCTGTTTTGACTTCCCCTGCTGTGGGTCGTCAGTCATTGGCTGCGTTCACTGCAACTCAGTTGGCTAACCAACAATCTACTTCTACCGACATCATCCAGATAAATGGCGAACCACCTTTGTCTCAAGTGGTGTTTACAGTAGCGTCAATTAACAGTACCAACGTGGCAATCACAGGCGGTACTTACTACTTCACAATCCGCTACACACAGCCTGATGGCAACATCGGTACAACCACAACTTACCCATACGGTAACTTTGACTAATCAGTCCTAGGGGCTTCGGCCCCTTGTTTTTAAACAAGGAGATTGATTATGTCAATGCAAACCGACGTTAAGTCCGCACACACTGGCGGTGCACAAACTAATCAGGCGCTTGTCTCTGGACGGGTACGACTTAAAGCTGTAATCATTACTGGCGGTGCAACTGCTGGTATGGCTAGGTTTTTAGACGCCTCTGGCGGCAATATTTTGTTGGAACTAGATACTGGTGCAAACTCCAACATGACCAACGTAATCCTACCCGGTGAAGGTATCTTGTTCCCTAACGGAATTTGGTACACCGCCGTGGCTACTGTGCCTATTGGCATAACGGTGATATATGGCTAAGTCCCCCGCATGGCAACGCAAAGAAGGCAAATCCGAGAAGGGCGGCTTGAACGCCAAGGGCCGAGCCTCTGCGAAGAGAGAAGGAATGAACTTGAAACCGCCGCAACCCGAAGGCGGATCAAGGCGAGACTCTTTCTGTGCACGCATGAGTGGAATGAAAAAGAAATTGACATCCGCAAAAACAGCGAACGACCCGAACTCTAGGATTAACAAGAGTCTTAGAGCGTGGAACTGCGCTGATGGTGGGTATGTAAACTCCGCAGATGGTGTAGCCCAGCGTGGTAAAACTAAAGGAAAGATGTGCTAATAATGTCTGATATCGAATTAACCGAACGCGAAAAGTTAATTGCCAAAGAAGCGGCAAAACTCGCTCTCGAGGAGTTGTCTTCAGAGTTTTACAAAAAAGTTGGTAAGACTGTTGTAGAGAAGGTTTTGATCTGGGTTGGCATGTTGTTTGTTGGCTTTGTAGTTGGCAAGGGTTGGATTGTGAAGGTCTGATATGCCTAGCACAAGTAAGAAACAACACAATTTCATGGCTGCGGTGGCTAATAACCCCGCGTTTGCCAAGAAAGCGGGAGTACCTCAATCTGTTGGTAAAGACTTTACTGAGGCGGATAAAGGTAAAAAATTTGGTTCTGGTGGTACCCAAACTAGAGCTGATCGTCAGGGTGTAAACAAGCCAAAAACCGATCATGGTGATAAGGCGCTTTTTAAACAAGGAGGCCAGACTATGGCAAGCAAAATGAACCCCGGATTTATGGCGATGATGGCTAAGAAAAAAGCTGGAGCCAAAGCAGAAATGCCTATGAAAAAAGGCGGTGCACCTATGAAGAAGATGGCTGCTGGTGGTCTATCTGGTGGGCATAAATCAGCCGATGGAGTGGCTTCTAAAGGTAAGACCAAAGCTATGCAAGTTTCCATGTCTGGTAATAAAGGCATGAAAAAAGGCGGTATGGCTAAAAAATATTGCTAAGGAACCCCCATGAAAAAAGTTAAGCGCTACAACGAAGAAGGTTACGTCACTAGCGAAGATAGCAATGCTGGCATGAAAGAAGCCTACGACGAAGGCGCGTTAGAACGTGCCAATTCTTCTGCGGAATCTCAAGCTATTGCTAATGAAGCCAAAGGCGAAGCGATGCTCAAGTCTATGCGAGATCAAGCTGCAGCCGCTAAACCAAAAGCCTCCGCACCTACAGCTAAATCTTCCGCATCTACCACTAAGTCTTCTACCCCCACAGTTAAAGAAGAAACCAAAACGGAGGTTGTAACTAAACCCGCTACTTCTACCAAAAAAGAGACATATGTTGATATGTCTGGAAAAGTCCAAACCAAGAAAAGCGCTGCCGATCGCGATGCTGAAATGGCATCAAGACGCGAAAGTGCTATGTCTGGTCTTAGAAGTATTGGCTCTTCAATTGGCAATATGTTCTCAAAAGCCAAACAGAACTACGAATCTACTAGACCTGTTAGCCGCCAAGTGCAAAGAGAACGTGATCAAGCCGCATCCCGTGGTAATTTAGCCAAAGGTGGTATGGCTTCCTCTGCTTCTAAACGCGCTGATGGTATTGCTACCAAAGGCAAAACCCGTGGAAAGATGTACTAATCATGGCTGACGTTAAATACCCAGACTATACCCCCGTAGACGAACCTGTTCGCACAGGCCCTAAACCAGCAGAGCCCGGTAGTGGTATCAGGGTTGAAAAAGAACCTAAACCTGCCCCAAAGGTAGTTAAAAAAGCTTCTGGCGGTTCTGCTTCCTCTCGTGCCGATGGTTGCGCTCAACGTGGCAAGACCAAAGGGACTATCGTCATGTGCGGTGGAGGGATGTACAAAAAATGATGTCAAGTCGCGGCATGGGCGCTATCCGCCCTTCCAAGATGCCCAAAGGCAAGAAGACTGCCCGAAGGGATGACACCGACTTCACACAGTACGCTGAGGGTGGGAAAGTTAACGCCGCTGGCAACTACACAAAACCCAGTCTGCGTAAGCGGATTGTGTCTCAGGTAAAGGCCGCAGCAACTCATGGTACGGGTGCAGGACAGTGGTCAGCACGTAAGGCCCAACTTGTAGCCAAGAAGTACAAGGCGGCAGGTGGAGGTTACCGAGATTGAAAGCGCCACAGCAGTCCTTAAAAAACTGGGGTGACCAAAAATGGAGAACCAAAAGTGGAAAACCGTCTAGTAAAACAGGTGAGCGATACCTTCCAGAAGCTGCGATCAAAAGTCTCAGCCCTGCTGAGTACGCTGCAACAACGCGTGCGAAACGCGCTGGCAAAAAAGCCGGAAAACAATTCGTAGCACAACCTAAAACTATCGCAAAGAAGACTGCAAATTTTAGATAAAGGAAACATATGTCTCAATTCACTCTAACCGCCGAAGAAGACGCAATCGTTCTTGATGCCCTTCGCTCTAAGGCCAACGAATACCAAACTTTGTATGGTGCTGCTGACCCTACATTAGAAGCCTTGGTTACTAAAGTTGCTGGTCAGTTTTCAGTTCCCGCCCCTGTGGTGGAAGAAGCCCCTAAAGCTAAAAAAGCTAAAACATCTACCCCTGAAGAATAATGGCTAATACATCTGGCGCAGTAGGCTTTAACCTTGACCTCACCGAGTTGGTCGAGGAGGCGTTTGAACGCGCCGGTAGCGAACTCCGCACGGGCTATGACCTACGCACTGCACGTCGTAGCCTCAACATCATGTTTGCTGATTGGGCAAACCGTGGCATCAACATGTGGACTATCGAGCCGGGGTCTATAACCCTAGTTCCCGGTCAAAACACCTATGCCCTACCAAACGATACGATTGACTTGCTTGAGCATTTGATTCGTACCAACGCAAACAACACGGCTAATCAAGCCGACCTGACGATCACGCGTATTAGTGTTTCTACGTACGCTACGATTCCAAACAAATTAACCCAAGCCAGACCTATTCAGGTTTGGATTCAGCGCTACAACGGACAGACTTCACCCGTATCCTCTACGCTGACAACAACAATCACGTCTGCATCAAACTCAATCGTACTGAGCGATGTTACGGGTTTACCCGCATCTGGGTTTGTAAAGATTGGCTCAGAGATTATCAATTATGGCTACATCACACAGGATACGAATGCAGTGAGTGGCACGTTGTATAACTGCTTCCGTGGTCAGCAAAATACGATTGCAGCGGCTCATACAGCCACGGCTACTGTGTACTGGCAACAAGTGCCAGCCATAACTGTTTGGCCTACACCTGACAACGCTCAGGACTACACATTTGTTTATTGGCGTCTACGCCGCACCCAAGATGCGGGCGGTGGTGTAAACATCATGGACGTGCCGTTTAGATTTATCCCCTGTATGGCGGCTGGTCTGTCGTACTACATCGCTGGCAAAGTACCACAAGGTATGGAGCGGATTGGCATGTTGAAGCAACAATATGACGAGGCATGGGAACTGGCAGCATACGAGGATCATGAAAAGGCAGCGTTGCGTTTAGTTCCTAGACAGACCTACATTGGGAGGTAGTCGTGGGTAATCGGTTTGCTTCTGGTAAGCACGCAATATCGGAGTGTGATCGCTGTGGTCAGCGGTTCAAGTTAAAACTTCTTAAGACTGAGATTATCAAGCTAAAGAACTATAACTTGTTGGTGTGCCCAGAGTGCTGGGACCCAGACCATCCGCAGTTGCAGTTGGGTATGTTTCCTGTAGACGACCCACAGGCTTTGAGAAACCCTCGCCCTGATAGGAGTTATGTTCTTTCAGGTAACAGCGGACTACAGACGAATGTGAATGGTGGTACTACACAAAGTGGTACTGGGACAAATGAAGGTGGTAGCCGAATCTTTCAATGGGGTTGGGCACCAGTAGGTGGGTCAAGTAGTTTTGATGCGTCATTAACACCAAACAACTTGGCATTAGTGGTGCAATTGGGTACAGTTACAGTAGCAACAACTTAGGAGTTGAAAATGGATAAAGCAGATTTAAAACAGGACAAGAAGATGATCGCAGGTGCTGTGCACAAGCATGAGAAGAAGATGCACCCCGGCAAGCCTATGACTAAGCTCAAAAAGGGCGGCGTATCAAACGATATGTTGAAGTCTATGGGTCGTAACATGGCTCGTGTCGCAAACCAAAGGGGCAAATAATGGCTACTTTTAGTATGAAAAAAGGCGGCAAAGAAGTTGGCCCAGCCAGCACTTACGCCCAACCGCATAACATGTCTGGCAAAGGCGTTGGCGTTACTGGAAACCCCGGCAAAGAGCCAAACCGTAGCAGGCTAGATACGTCTGATGCTAGCGTTGGACAGTACAGCATCTCTGCTGGTGACGAAAAGGTTAAGACCGACGGCATCAAAATCCGTGGCACTGGCGCGGCTACTAAAGGCGTAATGGCTAGAGGACCAATGGCGTGACGTACAGCGAACTCATTACGGCAATTCAAACGTATACCGAGAATACGTTCCCGTCTACCACTTTGGCGGACGGTACTGTTGTGTCTTCAACGACCCAGTTGAATCGCTTTATTGAGCAAGCTGAACAGCGTATATACAACTCTGTTCAGTTTCCATCGTTACGTAAGAACGTGACAGGTAGCGTGACTACCAGCAATAAATATTTGTCCTGCCCTACAGACTTCTTGTCTACCTACTCTTTGGCTGTGATTGACGCTAGTGGTAACTACGAGTACCTGCTAAACAAAGATGTGAACTTCATCCGTCAGGCATACCCAAACCCAACCACCGATGTAGGTATCCCCAAGTACTACGCGTTGTTTGGCCCGACTGTTAACACCAGCACAATCACAAACGAACTATCGTTCATTGTGGGACCAACGCCTGATGCGTCTTACTCCGTAGAGTTACATTACTTTTTTTATCCCGAGTCGATTACCACAGCAGGTTCAACTTGGCTTGGCGATAACTTTGATACTGTGTTGTTGTATGGAAGTTTAGTAGAAGCGTACACGTACATGAAAGGTGAAGCCGACGTAATGACTTTCTACGATGCTAAATACAAAGAAGCATTAGCTCTTGCTAAACGTTTAGGTGACGGCTTAGAACGCAGCGACTCTTATCGTAGTGGACAATACCGCGAAGCACCTTTACCGCAAAACACGGGAATCAGATAGTGAAGACCTGCACAAAATGCCTGACCGATAAAGATTGTGGATTTTTTCACAAGGATGTGTCACGTAAAGACGGGTATCGTAATATCTGCAAAGAATGTGTTTCCGCGTACATGAAAGTAAACCACGAAAAAAATAAAGAGCACATTGTTGCAAAAGCAATTAAATGGGTCGCAGAAAATCGTGAAAAGCATAACGCTAAGTGCAATAGATGGGCAAAACAAAATCCTGCCAAAGTTAACGCTAGAACTGCGCGCAGATATGCCTGTAAAACACAAGCTACGCCAAAATGGTTGGACGTAGATGACCATTGGATGATTGAGCAGGCTTATGAGTTAGCCACTTTACGCACAAAAATATTTGGTTTTTCTTGGGAAGTAGACCATGTTGTCCCTTTGCGCGGTAAAAAAGTTATGGGTCTGCACGTACCTTGGAATTTGCAAGTTGTTGCACAAATGGAAAACCGCCGTAAGTCCAACACATTTGAGGTGGTGGTATGAGTTTCACGGGTAACTTCACTACCAATACATTTAAAACGGGTTTGATGAATGGCTCGTTTAACTTTACGTCTGGCACTTTCTACATAGCCCTGTATACCAACGCAGCAACCTTAGATGCAAATACAACAGCCTATACAACCACGGGTGAGGCAACAGGCGGAAATTATTCTGCGGGCGGTCAGGTTTTGACTGTTTCTCAAGTGCCCACTATAGGTAATCAAACAGGTATTGCTACCTCATACATTTCTTTTTCAAACGCTGCGTGGACAGGCTCAATCACCGCACGGGGCGCTTTGATTTATAAAGCAGGTGATAACGGAGCAGTTTGTGTCTTAGATTTTGGATCAGACAAGTCCAGCGTTAATACGTTCACCGTACAATTCCCAGCAGTCACTAATACGTCTGCGATCATTCGCATTTCATAGGAGCCTATATGCATAAAGAAACTTCCGGTTTTGGCGATAACGCCGTAGCCACACTGCAAGCCAACGCATCCATTCCAGAAGGTATGGGCGTAGAGGGCTACTATCATGTAGAGTGCCGTGACGCACAGGGTAACCTCAAGTGGAACGAAGAGTTCCCTAACTTGGTCGTTGCCGTTGGTAAGCAGTTGTTGTTGGACACCTTGCTACGCACATCTGGTACTTACACCACAGTTGGCCCATTCTTGGGACTGATTAACAACAGCACATCATTTGCGGCTACAGACACTATGTCTTCTAAGACATGGACTGAGTTGACTACCTACACCGTGGGCGGTTCAGCAGTGCGTGGTACGGCTGTGTTTGCAGCATCTAGCTCATCTGGTACAACCCCATCAAACGTGACTACGTCAACGGCTACGGCTATCACCTACACAATGACAGGCTCTGCTACTGTGTATGGTTGTTTCTTGGTGACAGGTACTGGCGCAG